TGATTTACTACTCGGGTTTTGGATATTTTGCCTTAATGCTATTTATTGTTTCTTTCCAAGCATCAATATCATGATAAATCATATCAAGTTGTTCTTCAATTGGAGGATACTCTGACTTTCTAGATCTTTGATATCTAGCATTAGTATATTCCAACTCTAATTTTTTTACTTCTTGGTTTATTTCAAATTCTGAAGGGCACTCGCTATCATTTTCAGGTAACCAATTAATTCCTTCATATGAATTATTTTCCACAATCCATTTTGATCCTGGTCTGAGACTTTCTAAAGCCAGGGCAATATTAATTCTTTTACCATCATCTCTAATAATTGTCATATTCTAATCTCCCATATTTGAATATAATTTGATCCCCATCCATAGTTGAATTCACCAACTCCAGCATAAGGAGTAATACCAAGAGTAAATGTAGTTGAATTTTTATTTACAGCTGCGACTGATGTAAATACTCTAATTTCAGAGTGATGATTTAGTGCCTCTCCTTTATAATAAAAATCAAGAGAACTTCTTTGAAATGATGGATTTACAAAAGTCCCATCTCTTTTTAAATACCCAGACATACCGAATCCACCATTAGATCTAGTTTGACACTGTGCAAAAATAACCAATTTACTATCAGAATATTTTGGCGTCATAGAAAGTGATACTGGAGTATCATAATTAGTTGCATCTGCAATATTCACATAGTTATCATTAGTAGATGGGACTATATAATCAACCATCTGTACGACACTTCCAGAGAACAAATTTGCCCCAGAAGATGTTTGTAAATTATCAGTTCTTACTGTTCCAGAAGTAAGAATACCACCAAAGTCAACATTTCCAGATGCATTTAGCTGCAAAAATGGAGTTGAAGCTCCAGCAGAGACGTGTTTGATTCTATCAACTCTAAGCTCAGACATTTTCTAAAATGACTATACAGGGTTATTTATACGATGCTCCAGTATCCGCCACTATTGATGGTAACCGTAGTTCCATTTGCAATTGTGATTGGACCTGCGCTCATACAATTATCTCCATTAGCAACAATTACATTTTCTGCTACTGTATTACGATTGCGCTTGAAGATTCCGTAAGTATCAATCCACTGCTTATCCCCAGTTGCTCTCAGAACAGTTGTCTTCTGACCACTAGCGAGTGCTTCTGCTGCGTTGATATTAATACCACTCTTAGCTCTTACTTCAAGTGCGTAAGTTGTCTGGAAGTAATCGGTGCCACTATTTCCACCGAGCGTCATGGTGCCAGTATCAGTTAATGTGGCAACACAATTATCATTATCGGATCTCCAAACAAAATCATCTCCTGTTCTAAAGTATGTTGTGCCATCAGTAGCAAAGAAGAATCTTTGTTGGGCATCAGTCGAAGTGATCCAAACATTAGTTGAACCTCCCAGGTACGGAAGCGTCAGTGCAGAGTAACCATCGAGCAGGTCAGCGTTCAGGTTGGTAACAACCGTAGTAGAACTAACCGTGAATGGTGCTGTTCCTGTAGCAACGCTAGATTCAAAGGTTGGAGATATCATCTTCACGTTAGCTGTAACATTACCATTTATGGCAATTGTTAAAGCATCAGTTCTAGTTGTTGGGAATAGTTGATTTCCATTACTGCTTGTTTGAGAAATTCTAAATAAACCACTCAACTGACCAATAGACCAGTGGGCAGTATCTATATCATGCAATTTGATACCAATACCATTACCAAAAGTTCTGCTTGCTACAGCATCACCAATACGCATCCATGGGGCGTTTTGATCCAATCCAAGAGCGTTAACATCATTTGCATCTGTTCCAGCATTAAGAAGTCTCAGAATTGCATCGGTTTGAACTGCTGCAGCATTACCAATAGAAACTTTTGATGTGGTGAACCTTACATTACCATAAACGAGGTTTGCAGCATTATATCCAAAATCATTTGTGTCATTACCAAAACGAAGATAACCAGAATTTGAATCTTGCTTACCTTTAACTGAGAGGGAGTTTGTTGCAGCCTTACCTACGGTAATACCATTAGCATCTGCAAGGTTGAGGATCGAAGTGCCTGTATTTGTCAGAGTAATTTGATCACCACTAAAATCATTAGCAGCAATATCACCAGCTGATGTTCTCTTAACAATAGAACTATTGGTTGCAGTTTCTGATGGCTCAGCACCCTGCAGATAGCGTGCGTCCAACTGAGAAGCTGAACCATCGTTACCAGAGTGCCATACAGTATTACCGTTAATAGTTACATCACCAGCATTAATTCTGAGCGTACCAGCACCATCAGTAGCAGTACCACCAGAGACTCTGAATTGAACGTCATAGTTAGATGCCTGACCGCTAGATCTAAAATCAAATGTAGGAACCGAAGTAGTTCCAATTTGACCCAATTCAATACCAGCTCCAGTTGCGTTATCGTTAACTGCAAAGATCTGTGCAGAACCAGCGACTAATTCATTAGAAGAAGTAACAGTCCATCTTGTGCTTCCAGATGCACCAGGACCAATCAGGTAGACATCTTTACCAGATTTTCCAGCAGTGAAGGTGCAGGATCCAGTAATAGTTGAATAAATTCTACCGTCATTTCCAGTACCTTGTACTGCACCATTTGAATCAACAATTATTGTTCCAATATTCTGAGTTGCATTAGCATCTTCATATAATGTATAAGTTCCACTATTTGCGATGTTGCCACTTGGTCCAGTGACTACATGGAAGTTTGGAATATAGAATTTAAACTTATTGCCCGTTCCAGCAACATAGAAGTTTTCCAGAACATACTTGTCTCTACCGAGAACTTCTGGAATGAATGGATCTCCAAGGGTTCCGTGACCTCTTCTATCTCCAATATTGTGACCAGACTGATACCACAGACCCTGTTGACCGTCAAGAAGGTCTGCATCTAATCCAGAAGAAGCACCATCATTATTAGATGACCAAATTTGATACCAAGAAGAATATGTTGTGGAAGTTCCACCACTATCACCACGGATCCAAAGATTGTTATTATCTGTGAATCCAAGTTGAGTTACTGCTCTTGTGCTGGATGCAGATTTTCTTCTATATGTAAGGATACCTGCTTGGGTTCCACCATCACTCAGAGAAACTGTACTGTTGTTTCTCAAATGTAGTTCGATACCAAGAGATGAAGCACTTGGAGCTGGGTTTGAAGTTACTGGAACTTCGTCATGCTTCAACAGAGCAGTGCTAGCTGATTCTCCGTTAATGCTGATGTTGTAAGTTCCCTGTGCAATACGAGCAGGATCAATACTTCCTTGAGTAAACAAACTTGCATCAACAAGATTTGCAACACTTAAAGTACCAAAAGCACCCTGAATAAATTCGGCAATCAGACCAGATCCAGTTCCTTGATCGAGACGAACTTCTCCACTATTGGTTACAATAAAACCAGCTTCTGTTTGGTTGGCAAGAGATTGATCACTCTTTCTCTTGCGGAATTTAGAAATACCATAGTTACCATACAGAGATGTACTTGTGGTATTTGCATTTGCTTTTCTAACATCAATACTGATGTTGCCGTAACCACGATTGACTGTTCCCTTAACAGCAGTAAGAGTTGCTGCAGCAGATGGGGATCCGAGCTCAGTTGGAATAGTAACTGTAAAGTTACCGTTATAACCAGTTCCAGGGTCAGTTACTTGTGCTGCGGTAATGACACCATTAGTAACCGTGAAACTTGCTCTAGCTACATCATCGGAACTTACTGATACGTTACCACCAGCAAGAGAAAGATTCTGATAAACTTGAGTACCACTTTGAGGAGTATATCCAGTACCGCCACTTACAATAGTGATGCTCTCGATGTATGTACTATCAGTAATTGAAGCACTAATTACGATTGCATCAGCAGTTTCTGGTTTGATTGATTGTAATGCATATTCGTAAGAAGAATCTCCACGGAGGAAAGTAAATGCGTTAGCAACTCCTCTAGATGCAAGACGTTGTGGATCAATTGTACCAGATACAATATTTGTGGCGTCAATATTTGTAGAAGTAAGTTGAGTCCAGTTGGCAGCATCTGCCGCTGAAGTATTAACTACTCTAAGAATGTCTACGATTCTTTCTCTTTCTACGTTACCACTAGTACTCGAAGGTGCGTTTGTGGTTACTGTATACTCGTTGGCATTATTGACAGCAACTACATAGAATCCATCTGGAGCAGTACCTGATGTAAAATTGAGATAGACAAGATTACCATTTGCCAATCCATGACCAGACTCAGTTACAACAATAGTTGTGCTAGCTGTTTGTGAGTATGTACCAGTTCCAAGATTGGTTCCAGATCCATCAAGTACAAAGTCACCAGTATCAAACTTGATATTGTTTGCAATATCTAAGTATACTCTACCTTCAACAGCGGCAGAGATAGACGCATTAAATTGCGCTCCTCCTGGTGAGGTTGGAACAGTAATAACTGGGTTATTGTAATAACCTTTACCAATATTCGTGATGGTTACAGATATAACGCTTCCATTTAATACATTAGCAGTTGCAGCTGCTTGAATACCATTTACAGTATCATTTGGTGCGCTGATAGTCAGTGCAAAGTTGTTGGCATAAAATGCGCCAGCAACATCGATATCGTACTCGTAAACAGCACCATCATTATACTCAGTGATAACTCCAGTAGCTCCTGTCGAACTACCATTTACGATTGCTGCATTCGTAAACGTATATGTATTATTTGGGGTGAATGTGATGTACTGAGAATCTAAATCATTTTCTAAGATGTAGGAAACTGCAATACCTTGAGTTGTGAATACCTGAGTTCCAGTTCCTTGTGAAGTCAAATTAATTGCAGTTCCAGTGCCAGCATCTGTTTCATTTGCAGCAAGTTTTATTGTACTTGCATTAACGACTATGGCATAGTAAGTGGATCCATTTGTAATACCACCGATAGAAGCTGTACCCTGAGTATAGATTAATCCATCGCCAGTTGTAAGTCCATGAGCGGCAATTGTAATTTCTTCAGTTGAAGTATTTACATCAGCTGGAGCAACGTTAAATACCTGTGTGGTTGTCTCAATCGCAATATCTCCAGCAACAACGTCTTCAAGAGCAAGACGTTCTTGAGTTGAGTTAACTGATGTGATATTGAATGGGCGCAGTGCTGGGATCTGATCAATATTGATCTTACCAGTTGCAGTTAACTGAACAAGTGCAGAAGGAACTGCGTTTGTTGAATATGGTTGATTGAGATATGGTCCAAGGTTGTTGGAGATATAATCCCTAACTGCAGCCTGAGTAGGTAGCAGAGCATCTGATGCAAATGCACCACCAAGATTATCATCTGCAGAGAATCCATTAATGGTAATATCCCCACCAGTAATCTTAATTGATGTCAGTTCTGAAATTGCAACAGTACCAACAAAGCTGATAGCACCAGTTCTATTGAAGATAGTAACAAAATTACCTACCTTAAAGTCACCAAATTCGTTAGTACCCGATGTATATACCTGACCATACTCTTCTTCTCTTGCCTCAAATGCAGATCCTCTACCAAATCCACCGTTCTGTGGTAGAGCAGCATAACTGTTTCCAGATCCAGCAAATTCCCAAGTATGAGAAGATGAGTTAACTACCGATGGTCTATGTAATTTAATCGTCGCATTTACCAGTGGTGTGCTGGTTCCGCCAGCAATATTTCCGAGTGAATATGCATACCTGGTTCCAGTTGAGGTATTTGTAACATCAAGACCCTGATTGCTTACAATTGTAGCAGTGATCTGAGATCCTGGAGTTCCAGAAACATCTTTCGTTTGTAAGATAATAAATTCAAGAGCTGGATTAGTATTTTCATATCCATCAATTTTAATAATATAATCTTCAACTGGGATATTCGTTAACGCTGGTCCACTGATTCTAATCTCTTGCCTTCCAGTTTGTGCACCATTTCCATCTACCTGGTTGGTGATGGAAAGAATTTGAGCAATATCAAATGAGTATGGTTCTGAGCGATAACCAGTGGCACGCAGAGCATATGTACCAAAGTTAGACGCAGAGTTTGTTACAGATGCATAACCACCAGACTGGCAAACGATACCGTCCTGACAGAAGATGGCAAACACAGAAACAAGTTGTGTATAACCATCATTTAGAATGTTGTATGCAGTACCACCGAAAGAGATAATGGTAAATGCCGACGCAACCATCGACTTACCTTGTGGATCATAGAGAGCTACAGTATTGCCTTGACCATCTATTTTCAATCCTGGACGAGGAACGTTTGGAGTTGATACCTTAGCTCCGTCGATCTCACAACCAGATCCACCTTCAAATGAAATCAGAGAAGAGTTTTGAATATATGGAGATGCTTCAATAATTGGAAGATCTAAGAAAGTATTGACAAGAGCGAAGTTATATGCACTAGATCCAAGTTCAGTAAGAATTGGATCTGGATATGTAATGTTAGTAATAGCAGAATTGTTTAAGATTGCACTGTCTAAAGCAGTCCAAAGAGTTGTAAGTGCAGAAGTTACGTTAGCACACTCTGGAGCATTAGAATCTACCGTTACTGCACTATTTGCAACTGGTACAATCTGGGAGAATCTTCCATCATCAAGATGTGAATTGATTGACTTCTTAGCAAGAAGTTTTGCATATGCATAAACTTGTCTTGAGAAAGCAACCTCATTAGCAATAAAGTTTTGAACTCCAGCACCAACGTACTTATTAGCCGCTTCTGCAGTTGCTGAGTTACCAGTATAGCGAAGGTCATACTGCCATGCTCTCAAAACTTTGACGATATCATCGATACACTGCTGATCTCCATCTGCATAGGTTCTTGTTATGCCAGTGAGATTTCCTGGTGATCCAGTGCTACCAATTGCTTGAGTGACAATAGCGGTCAGAGTAGTGATTGTTGATGCTACATCCTGACAAGATGGATTTTGAATATCAAGTGTAATGCTTGTATCTTTAACCTGAGTGTATGCACCGAGGTTATAAGTTGTAAATGCAGAACTGAAGGTCTCATTACGCATCGCTGCAATAGCAAGATCTCTAGCATAGTTGAAGACAATTACTGACTGGTTCTCTTCTCCAACTACATGAGCTCCATCAATATAGTATTTGGCAGCATCATAAACTTGATCATTACCACCAAAAGTTAAGTTATATGAGAGTGCTTTTAAGAAGTCAACTGTATCATCTTTGCAAGATTGCTTACCAGTTGGAATTGTAAATGATTGCTCAGCAACCATTCTTTCAACTGCCATTTCTGCAATCATTACAGCGTTAGCAAGAATCAGAGATGAAGAATCTGCATAACGATCTGCTCTTGGTTTGCTGCCAGGAGTTACATGTGGAAGTGGAGTGGTGAACGTTACAGTTCCACTTTCTCCGCTATTTGCTAGGCTTGCAAGATTAATTGTAAGAGTTCTATAGTCTGGGGTATCTGCTACCTGATAATTACCGTCTGCGAGAGCTCCACTCCAATTAAAACTATATGTTTGCAGAGCGTATCCTGCATGACCCAGGGGGGTGGTTAAAGTGAGAGTTTGACCACTGATGCTATATGATCCAGATCTTGTATTTGCAGAGATGCTTGAGTAAGAAGTTCCATCAATAGAAATCTGAGTTCCTCTTGTGCTTGAGGAAGTATGATGGGACTTAATTGCTGCATATGCCTCTTCTGCGATAAACTCTTGGTTTACCTTAATAGCCTCTGCACCATCTCTATAACGATCAGTTTGATTTACTGCAGTAAATCCATATGGAGAGTTTCTAAGAGATGCAAGAACATAGTTGTTTGCCGCTACAACTTGCTGATCACCAGCAACATCAATAGCAGTTCCAAAACGAGAATATGAACCCCTTACAACAAAAGCAATTGAGAAACCATCTGGTCTTTCAATTCTATGAGTAATATACTTTCTTCCGTTCAGATCTTCGATGTTATCTTGAACACTAAATGTTCCAGTTCTAGTTGCCGAGTCTGGTGCATTCAGTGTAAATCTGACTGTTTGTGTTCCAGAGCTATAAGAACCTCTAGCGATACCCAGGACAGTTCCTGCAGGAAGAGTTGGGAAAGTAGTGCCAGATGTGAATGTATCACAGTGATAAACTTTAGTTGTTGCTCCACCAGTAGTGAATGTAAATTTGAGACCAGCTTCTCCCAGAGTAGTTAAGTTGCCCCAGAATGCATTAACTAATGTTGTATCGACTCCAGTAATTGTACACTGGATTGTTGTTCCATTTTGAGTATATGAATATGCTGCTGATGCACCAAAGTTAATTGTTGAACTTTGGAATCCATAGAGATAAACTTCCTGACCAACTTCATAATCATGATAAGTTGTTGATCCAAGATTAACAATTGGACCAGAATATGTCTGCTGAGTTGTCAGAGAAGTATTGATATTGGCAATAGCAAGAACTCTGGTATTCAGATCAAATCTTTGGAATCCCTTTCCAGCAGATGTAATATCTACAGTGATTGGATCATCTTGACCAGATGCATTTTTTCTAGTTGCGTTTGCCTGACTTGTTGCAATTCTAACCCAATTAGAATTTTCTACATAAACAGCATATGTTGTACCGTCAGAAAAACCACCAATAGCGCCCATCTTACTGGCACGATAGATGACCTGATCTCCAGTTTCAAATTGGTGATTGAGAATATAGATATTGTTTGACTCTGGCATTACCTTGCCAAAGGTCAGATAGTGAATTGTATTTGATCCTACAGCAGTAATATCAACTAAACCCTGCTTTGTAGTTGAAGATGCGTCAAAGTTTGCATTTGCAAAGCTATCGTAAAGTTCGAAAGTATTTGCAGTTAAGACACGAACATAATATACAGAGTTGTGGACTAATCCTGGAACGCTAGTATTACCATCATTATCATAATGTACAGCAGCACCAGTGAATAATCCGTGACCATTAACGGTCAATACATCAGTTGTAGCATTTACATTTGATGCATTTAAGAGGAGAGTTTCTCTCTCAGAATCAAATGTGTGCTGATAAATTTGGTTAGAAATAGTTTCAAGCTCTGGTCTCAGAGACTCTACGTCAACAAGAGCAGCATTAGGAGAAGTTGGTGGGTTATTTGGATCATTTACAACTTGACCTAAAGTTGGAGCATAGTAAATTGTATCTACACTAGAAAATACATCATTATTTCCAGATGTAACTAAAACGGTTACGCTACCAGTTGAATACGGAGAAGCTACTGGTCCAGTAAATGTTACTGCCTTAACTATAGCAGTGAGAGATCCTCCCTCATTTGTAAGTGCAAAACCAGGGAGAAGACTTGTGTTATTGCCAGTATTATCTCTAAACGTTAACAGTTGAATGTTTTCTCCCTGGAACTTCTGTCCAGGAACTGCTGGAATTTGCTTTACTTCTGGCTCGTAGTAGAGTCGCTGCTTATCGTCAAATACGAAAGCATATTTCCAAGTATAAAGCGTTGCACTATTGGGATCGTTTGGATTCTGTAGTGCGTCTCTAAACGTAACTCCATTAATATAAGTTTCGTTAGATGCCTTAACCATGTGACGATCACGGTTAGATGGTCTAACGACTACACGACGTAGGTTATCACCAATAAGAGAACAGTTTCTTGGCAGTGAGATTGGGTTATCTTCTAAGTATTCTCCACCAGAAACGATAATCGAAACATATTCATCACTTGGATCTGGAGTTGCCTTCTGCAATCCATAAGCAACTTGAGCTGCCTTCTTAATGGTTCTAAGAGGTCTAGCTGCCGATCTACCATCATTATCATCATCACCAATAGTCGATGAAACGTAAACACGTCCACCAGTATCGTTAGTAGCAACTCGATACACGAAGTCTGTAGTAGCAATACGTCTCGATTGGTCACTCAGAGGAGGAGTATCTGCAGTTGGATGGAAAGTTTGCAGGTATGTTGGACTCGTTATATCAGTGTCCTGGAAGTTAAGTAAATTGGGAGCACGAAGATTCAGTGCTGGGTTAACGATTGTACCAATATCCAGATTGATAATCGTTGCAGTATCTGAAATGATCGAACGAGTCGTTCTGATTTGACCTTCAACGTCCAGTTCGAATTGTGGATTTGTATTATTAATACCAATACGAACATCACCAAGATTATCCTTAGTTACAATAAGAGCACTGGATTCTGATACTCCACTTCCAACAGTGATGCCAAGCTTATCACTAGCATTAATGACTAAGGAACGTCTAATTCTATATGCAAGTGTATTTCCTGCAGTAATTGTACCACTTGCAGCATCTGTAAAAGTAAATGAATCTGAGTTGACTACAGTGATTGTATAGTTGCCACTTGTAGCTCCACCAGAGTTTATATCAATCTCAAGTTCTTCGGTATCGATGAATCCGTGCCCAACTGAAATTACTGTTACAGTAGTGCCAACTCTAAAATAAGTGGCATTTACCCAACTTCCAGTGGCAACTTTACCTGAACCTTCAATTCTCTGTTGTTCAGAATTAATTCTCAGACTCATTTATGTGCTCCGAATCCTTAAGATACGACTGTGATTTCTAATATTCCAATCCACTTAACAGTGGATGATGATGTAACAGATTCAACTTCAAATGTAAAAAATGGTGCTCCACCAATTTGAAAAGGATCTGGAGTTACACTCCACTGTTCCTGTCCAGGTAAATTTTGACGAATTACATTTTCATATACAGATGCTACAGTTGAAACACCAGATCCATTTGTAGTAACAATAACTTCAAATTGAGTTGCATATACATATGTATTTGTTGTTGTTTCCTGTCCAAAAATTCTTGCAGTAATAAAGGAAACAGTATCATTTGCTAACGCTGGTGAATTCGTTGCAAGTGCTTGAGTACCATCTAAAGTCAACTGATTGGTATTAAGTACCGAATTAGTTTGAGCTTTTGTGATGTAAGTATCTTTGTTAGCATCAGCAAACTGATCGCTAGTCATATGCATAGCAGAAATATTCTTCAGTGCATACTCTGTGCTGAGTACTTCTGTAGAACCTACTGCAAAGCCACCAATTGACGAAAAATTCTTAATTGCCATGACTTTAGATTACCTTAGGTTATTTATACCTTGACCTTTGTGGTTGTATATCTACCAGTGAAAGATGTTGACGATGTTGCCGCACTTGATTTTGCGATGGAAATATTGACATTATTTCCAACAACTGTCACACTTGCATCCACAAGATCATTACTAGAAGTTACTGAGTTGGTAATAGTTGCATATGCAGTAGTACCAGCTGCAGCACAAACTGTGGTTACTTCGAGCATGTGTACTTTACCATCATTACTCTCAATTGTTACAAGTGTCTTAGCACCCTTATACGCTGTCTTATTGAACTGAACGATGGTTGCGTTTGCTCCGAAGGAAGAGAGTTGACCACCCTCTACTCTACAATCATTCAGTTCCATGAATGTAGCAGTGCTATCAAATACGGTCAGATATGACTCAGTGCCAGCATTCCAACCACGATTGATCTTCCACGCAGCTTCTGCGCCATTTGCATCAAGCGAAAGGAATGGTTTTGAATCGAGTTGAGTTATATAATCTTGTTGAAGAATATCAAGTCTGGTAAATGCAGGAGTTGTATTTGTAATAGTTGCAACTGGGAAAGTTACATCATTTGCTGGAGTAGTCCCACCGAGGAGAGAACCTGCAATTGTGATAATTTCACCTACCTCATAATCGGATCCTGGAACAACAAGACTTACACTTAGAATAGATCCAGCACCATCAGTTATAACTGTGAATGTAGCTCCAGATCCTTCAAATTGGGAAGTTGATGTAACCGTAGATGTTTGCGATGGTGTATAAACACCAGCTCCAGAAGTTACTGTTCCGATAGTAGCAATTTCGCCCAGAACTGGAACCGACTTGAATCTAAGTCCATTTGTAATTTCTACGTCTTTTCTAGATCTTACTCTTAAAACTGATGATCCAAGTGTGCGGACATCCAAAGGATCAGATCCAAGAGAAACTCCGTCAAGAACTAAAGTTCCACTAGTCTCAAAAGTTCTTGCTGTATAAAGCTTGAATTTGTCTTGTACAATATCAAGACTATTGATGCCCTGATTGTAGAAGAAGAATGTATCTTCATTACTTCCAGGGGAAAGCTCGGTAAGGATATATGTATCCTGGTTTACGTCACGGACTCCACCAAGAGAAACGAAGTCTTGTCCATTATATCCTTCAAATTGTTGTTGTTGAGTGTTGAATCTAATACCACCTGTTTGTCGATCCCCAGATGTAGGTCTTTGGTTGGTATTACCAGAAGGAACAACGAACATCGCTGTTGAATCAATCTTAACATTCTTACCAACTTGGGGTTTAATGACAATACCAGCACCTTCGATATCGGTTACTGTGATTGTCTTACCTGAACCAGAACCAATTGTTGCAGAATTTAATGTGATAGTATCTCCTTCGTTATATCCAGCTCCGCCAGAATAAACAGAGATTGTTGTTATGTCTCCACCAGCAACAGTGACGTTGAAAGTTGCATCAGATCCACTACCATTAGTTGTGGAAGTTACATTTGTGTATGTACCAGTGGTAAATCCAGTTCCAGTTCCAGTAGCTGTTACTGTGATAATTTGACCAAATGAAGTGGTAGCAGTTGTCCCAATATTTGAAATAATGTTATCTTCTAATTGTAAATTTGCATTTACCTTTAAATTTCCCTTAATTGTAGTATTACCACTTTCAGTATCTACTCTGAATGTTTCTGAGGATCCATCGGTAATTAAGAAATCTTTATTCAGACCACCAGTTAATTGAAGATTTCCTTCCCCTAAAGGAATAAGAGTTATATCTACATCTTGATTTGATCCAATAGCTTCAATTGATGCAGCATTAGTAATTCTAAGACCACTTGTAAATGTTCCAATATCTACTGATTCTCCAATAGAATCTACTTTAAAAAATGGACTTACGGTTACAAAAGAAGAATCAACAATTAAATCTTTTATTGTTCTAAGTTCAGTTGAACTTAAAGAGAGAGATTTTGTACCAGAGATAGAAAATCCTAGAACATCACTCGAATCTCTATACAAACCAGTTGTAAGAGAGTTTTCAAATTTTAAAGATGGAGACGCTGCAGATCCATTTTGAAGATCAATAAGTGCATTATTGATCTGATTGTTGGAACCATTCGCAGTAAGATTATTACTTAATGTTGTAGTTCCATTTACTGTTAAACTTCCAGTAATTGAAGCAGTTGATAAAATATTTAAAGATCCACTTGCGGTTATATTTCCAGTTGTTGTAAGACCAGAAGTTCCCAAAGAAGAACTATTTGATCCAGATGAAGTTGTAAAAGTACCAGACGCTGAAATATTGTAAATATCTGATACTATTGCTCCATCATTTTTCAATTCAATAATTGATTCAGTATTAACTGTATTTGCTAATAGGGATAAATTTGATCCTGATCCTAATCCAGCAAAATTCTGTGGATCAAACAATATTGTTTGATTTGGGTAGAATGTATTACCGCCACTAGTAACTACTGCGGAACTTACATATCCAACCTCAGTAACTGTAAACTGGAATCCAGCTCCGCCACCAGATCCAACATTAGAGTCTGAAACAGATAATATGTCTGCAACTGCATATCCCGATCCAGCCGATTGAATATTCGTTACTTGACTAATACCAGTATCATTACCATCAATAGTATAAGAGAATCCACTTCCTCCCCCTATCAATCCATTCGGTACAGAAACAACATCTCCAGCTTTGTATCCAGATCCCTGTGTTGCAAAACTAACACTACTTACGGAACCAGCAGAAGCGGTGACATTAATTTGTCCACCACTTCCATACGATCCAACAGTTCCAGAAATAATGTCAATATATGCATCTTCCGACATGCTTCTTCCATGAACTGTGCATGTATAAAATACAGTATTTGAAGAAGTAGCAGCGGTTGGTTTGATTATTATATCGACAAATGCACCTGAACTTCCAGCTGCCCCAACAGTCTTGACTACAAAATTCGGATCAGTAGACGTAGTGCTATCTAAAACAAATGGATGATTAGATACGGTTGGACTTGACAAATCGAAACGATATGTATTTCCTTTTATGAGGGTAAGATCTGGAGATTCTTGCCCATTAATAAAATATCTATTGGGTGATATTGGGGTAACCTGCAAAGTTCCAGATCCACCACTAGTGAATGTAACTATATTACCTTGACTAAATGTTCCTCCAGATATTGTTGCTGGATCAACAAATGCAAAGTTAGACCCAACATAGGTTACTGTTGCAGTAACTCCAGAACCATTATTTGCAGTATCACCAACATTAATTGTTCCAGTAATTCCAGAACCAGACATATCAAGTTTCGTTCTTGGTGCAACCGTTACTGTATATGTTGTTGTTGGAGTGTTGAATAAGTCAATTTGTTGATATGTCCCATTTGTATATCCACTTCCAGCATTAGTTATAGTTCCAAAGAAACCACGAACAAAGAAAGTTGCTATTGCTCCACTTCCAGTTCCACCAGTAAACGCTACTGCTGGATATGTACCAGCTCTATATCCAGATCCATTTGAAAGAATATTACCAGCGACAGGCAATACCGTAATAGAGGCTTGAGCATCTGATCCAGCTCCACCAACAATTGATACTGTTGGTGCTGTTAAATAACCAGATCCAGGAGAAGTTAAAGTTATTTCCGAGATAGACCCAGTTTCAGAATCTAAGGTTGCATCAGCAACAGCATCTATGTCTGGATTTCCAGAAAACGTAACAAATGGAACTTTTGAATAACCATAACCATTATAATTTAAAGTTATAGTATTCAGTTCATATTTTAGTGCATCTACTGTAGCTGCAGCTCCAGTTCCAGAGTCGAGTGCTTGTGGTGTGATTATCAGAGTTGGCACTGAAGAAAATTCTCCAGCTCCAGAAGTATTAATTTCTCTAATTTCACTACCAATATTAACTGTGAATGATCCTGGAGATGCTGGAGTTTCACTTAAGGTAATGTTGATTGGAATACCAACGATATAACCAGTTCCAGGATTATTGATTGTAAAGCTAGTAATACTTCCACCACTTACATTTGGAGTAATTAATGCAGTAGTACCTCTTATATAATGTTGTTCTTGTGTTAGTGGAGGTGTTAAAGTTATAACAGGACCCCCAGGAGAGCCTGATAACTGAATCGTATCATTATCAAGATCTCTATTTCTTACATAATAAGTATTTCCACTAGTCAATCCACCAATACTTGAATTGCCATTTGAATCATAAATTACTGCATCGTTATTTTTGAAATGTACAATTGTTAAATCTATTGTGTTTCCAGTAATTAAACTTGCATCAAATATATTATTTGGTGGATCTGGAACAGTGGCGGTTGGACTAACATATCCAGATCCTCCACTGGAAATTCCAATAACTCCAATTCCTCCTCCAGATCCTCTTACTACAGAAAATGAAACCGATCCAGATACAGGTGCTTGTAAAGTTGTTACTGTTGGAGATAGTGTATAAAGTGATCCAGGGTTTGTGATTGTTATTGTGGAGATTAATCCAGTACTCTTTAAAGTTGCAGTTGCAGTTGCGGGAGAATCTGGATTTGATAATATAGCTGCGCTATAAATTCCTGGAGTATATCCAGTTCCAGCATCAGCAATAGTTATAGTATCTAATGACTTTTTATTAACTCCAATATTTTTATTTGAAAAATATCCATAAGAGGAAACACCAACTTGAACATTATTTCCAAGATAGAAATTAGTTTGTCCTACTGCTGATTTGCCAAGTGAAAAGACTTTGCCAGAATCAAAGAAAATTTTCTCTGGCGAGATAACCTCAGCATTCAAAACAATATCTTCATCCGCTGATGGATCAAGAATAATTTGACCACTGTTGGAGCTTAGGGTATTGCCAGAAAGTCTGAGGTTGCCAGTTTCAATATAAGCTGGATATAAATTAGTTGTACCAGTTCCATCTGACAGAGTAATATTTGCGGCGCTCTGAGCATTCTGTGTAACTGCCGAGAAGGTAACATTACCAAGCTCTTGATCTACAAGGAATAAATCACCTACTCTGAAGTTACCAGATTGGTCCTGAGAAGTATAGTAAACCCTACCACCGTTTAACTCATTAACTTCATTAGATTGTACAACACCAGCAGTATTATTGGTAATATCTGATCCAGTTCCAATATATTCAAAATTAACTGCAGTGAGCCTCAAACTAACGCCAAGACCATCCGCAACTACACCTTTGTTGCCATAAAGTGCTGCACAACCAATAGAGCGAAGTTCTGCACCAAAATCAGTGTAGTCTGCAAGATTGATTACAGTTGCAGAATCACCACCAGATGAACGGATATCTTTTGTGGATCCAGAGGAATCTAAGATAGTTGTTGAGCTATTAGCTCCGTCAAGATGAAGAAGGAGGACAGTATAAAGATCCTCTACAAACGCTGCAGCAGGCGCTGTGAAATTGGACGTATATCTGCCAGTTCCTTTTGATATTCTGACTTCATCAATATATCCATTCATGACATATCCTGCATTCTGCAGGCTGCCAATTCTTAAAGTTTTTGTACTTCCGTAGTTATTGTTGTCAGTAAAAGTAGCTCCTTCTTGGACACCATTTACAAACAATTTGGTTTGGTTACCAGTTCTTGAAGCAGCAATATGATACCAAGTATCTGCTACAAGTGCATTTCCTGCTGTAATCGCAGTAGTCGCTCCATAAGAGAATCTTAGTTTTCCATCGGATCCAAGGTAGAGATATGGTGCAACTTCAGTACCCGCAGCTGCTCTAAATTCAAAAAGACCTTGATTTGCGTTGACTACATTAAATCTAGCAAAACACTCAATAGTAAAATCACCAAGTCCGAATCCGAAATTTGGATCGGTAACGTATGAGATAAAGTCGCCAGTTCCATCAAAGACAAGTGATGATGTTCCGAATTGATATTGAGCAGTAGACAACTTTGCGTCACCAGTTGTGACTGCAGTCTTAGCGTTACTTATAGTGGAACTAAACTCTCCAGTTCCTTTATTGGTGAGATAAACATATGTACCATCATTCTCATCGATGGTTCCGTATGCTAATGCTTTTTTATATTGGATATTGCCAGATGTAGTTGCAGAAGCAGCAGCAGTTAACACAAATGTATTAGTTGCTGCGCTAGAAACAGTAAAGAATCCACCAACTGCAGTTCCAGTGAGATAATCTGCAGCTACTATATCTCCGTTAGAAAGACCATGTGAATTACTTGTAACTGTAACAGTAGTGCCAGACTGAGAATATGTTCCAGTTACAAAGTTGTTATTTAATTCATAAATTACTTCAGAAGCAGAGAATGTACCAGATACTCCTCCCAACTTCAGACGTGTCCTACCAGCGCCTGCAACACCAGTCGCTCCAGAAACACCCGTAATCGCTTCTGATGCAAAATAGAAGAAGCAATTCAGTGCCTCAATTCTAATACCATTAGTTAAATATAAACCAATTTGATTTGGTGTGAAGAAAGTACACTCATTAAAAAGAACTGCAGCTTCATAGGAGTTTGATGATGATACTGCACCATCAAGTTTTGCTCCACGACCAGCGTCTCCTTGAGCATAACCATATGGATCACTTAAAGAAGTTACACTACCCCTATTAAGTACAGTGACTCTTTCTACATATGAGCTACGAGTAGAATCCCAGTTTGATGCACAGATAAATGCATATCCACGATCATTACCAGAATCATATTGAATGCCACCAATTGTTAAATCTGAAACAATAGTATCTCCATTCAAAACAAAACCATTTTGTGATTTTGTTGATGGTGATGGTTGAATTAAAACAGATCTAAGACCAGCACCCTTAACTGTAACTCCATCTGGAACTGTTAGGGGAAAAGTCTCTGTATATGTACCAGCAGAGATATGAATAGTATCGCCAGAAGTTGCTGTGCTGAGAGCTTTAGCAAGCGTTAAGAATGGAGTATCTGGGTGCTTTCCATTAGCACCAGTGCTTCCTAAAAGTGTTGAGTCGGAACCATTTTTTGAGACATAGTATGTTTGCCCAGGACCATTCGTAATGTCCGTAGCAAGCATAGTAGTTGTAACCTCACCCGTATTGGGTTTTTGGTTAGCAACTTCAACTATATTTGCTCCATTTCTTACATAGATCTTTCGATCAGCAATATTAACCGCTACTTCACCATCTGCGAGGTTAGAAGTCGTCGGTACTACTGCCGCCGTCGTCGATCTTTTGAGTTTGATTCTCGTTGATTCCGCTGCCATTTATAGCATTCTCAGTAGATTGTTGTTCTTTGATACTATTTAACTGACTTTGTAGATCGGAAATTTGAGCTTCCAGCATTACATTTGTCAGAGTCAAATCAGAAATTTTTTTCTGTAATGTTGCAATAACAATTTGTACGTTCATAGTGTTAATTTTCAGAATGTTCCACCATCGATAGTTGAAGTCCAAACTGGAACTCCAGCTGAAGTAACGGTGAGAATTTGATATGAAGTTGTGGCATCATTACCAGTGCCAGGAGATACCATGTTGGCAGCTTCTGTTACAAGAAGACCATTCGCACTGTTACCATAAACAATTCCATTTGTGGTAAATGTGCTACGACCAGTTCCACCAAATTGAACTTGAAGATCGGTATCAAGTTCAAGATCTCCGAGTACAACAGTACCACGGTTACCAGTTACGCCAAATATACCGTTGGTGTCTGTAGCATCTTCAATAAATGTCCAGGCTCCAAGACCATCAGCGCCTCCAGTGCGATCATAACCAAAAAATCCAAACTTAGATGCAGATCCAGTGTAGTAGTGAACTTTTACACCACGATCAAGAGCATCATTTGCTTCTCTAGTTACTGTAATTGAGTCACCAGAACTAATACCTGCAGTGATTGCAGCATCAAGAGTTAATGTTTTGGTGCCAGTATTGATTGATTGGATATTTGTTCCAGCAGCAATCCCTGTACCAGAAACTGCATCTCCAGCACTAAGACCATCAACCTTATCAACAACTAAAGAAGTTGCTCCGCTAGTAGCGTTGGCAGTAACTGTTAATACTGTAGTTGGATCAGCGAGTTCGATGGTTGGATCATTAACTGACATATTTGCCGAGTTAACAGTGGTGGTAGTACCATCAATTTGAAGATCGCCTTTGATGATAACCAGACCAGCAGCATCTCCTCCAGCTGGGAAGGGGTCAATAATCAGTTCTGTACCAGAAGTAGTTGACAGAACATTACCATCCATTCTCAGTTGATCAATATTAAATTGACCAGTTTGGTTGATGGTTGCGTTTAATGTTTGAGCACCATTAAATGTTACTGGACCATTAAACGTTGTTGTAGACCCAACTGTGAGAGTATCACCAGCAGTGTCTCCAATAGTTGCATCTCCTTCAACTAACAGAGATCCAAATGAACCTTTTCCTGCAACACCAACACCACCAACAATAGTTAATGCACCAGTGGTTGAATTTGTGGAAGCTGTAGTGTCTGCGAGTTTGATTGCGACACCACTATCAAATTCCCAATCAGCACCATCAATTCTTAATTTATCAAGAGTCGCTTCATCATAGCGAATACTACCATCCTTGTTTGTACCGAAGTACAGTCTCATATCATCAGCGATTCTCAGGTCGGGGGTTCCTGTTACACGCTTAATATCGAGAGTACCATCAGCATCAGTGTAAACAAATTCTACATCTCCAGATGTACCAAACTCAAGCTCTTGACCATCTTCGATGACAAGTTTACCAGTTCCATTAGCACGGAAAATGAGATCAGTATCTGTAGTGCTGGTAGTGATGACATTTGCGTTGAGTTGAATATCATCAACCAACCAGTTATCAATTTTTGAATTGCTATCTACAATAGCTACCGAATTTGCAGTGAGAACTCCATGAACATGATTCATCATGTCAGTGAAGTATCTACCGCCAACTACCTGTGCAGAACCGTTGTTATCTCCTACAAAAAGACGGTCACCCTGGTTTGCCTGAGTACCAGTTCCACTTTGAGTTACGGCAAGTTCACCGTATAGAATAGTACCTGGAGCCGTCGTCCCAGTACTTCTTTTAATAAGGATGGATGACGCCATCAGAAGCTACCCCCGTTGATAGTGATGTGATTTAAAACGTTTGTTGCAACAAATTTGCTGTTTGCTTGATCATAAACAAGAACCGCTCCTTCATTTAATCCTCCTTGAGAAGTATCGGCAAGGTCAACGTCGGATAATCCTCCGACACTTCCTCCACCACCACCCGCAGCGACTCTAGTAACTCTTGGAACCGATTGATCACCAAATCTGAGTCTTGCCATTAGAGTGTCACTCCCTCTAGAACGCTTACTGTTCCTTCCAAAACTCTAGTTTTTTGACCAGTAATGGAAGTAATAACAACGTCATAAACATATCTACCTGGTTTCATAGCGGTAGTAGTTGTATTCCCAAGACCAAGTTGGATTTGTCCAGCAGTAGGCGGATTTAAAATCTGAACATTAACAGTAACAGAAGTACTGCTAGTATAATTTTTCTTGATCTTGCATTCTGCTGTATATCCAGTCAGATTAAAGAATGTACCGTTATCATTCTCGATTGTGAAATCGGTAATGAAATCGGCACCTTGGTAGATCAAAAGATTGGATACTGCAGAAGCCATTCTCTAAAGAATTCCTTATAGTATTTAGCTCAATCTTATTTATGGAGTTCAGAGACGATCACTTTCAT